GACTTCTTAGACTGCTTCCTCAGACTGTCAAGCTCAGTTTGTGCTTCTCGGATGATCTCTTCAAGCTCGTTGATACGGTTGAAGAGCTGTCCATTTAGCTTCCTGAGTTTGAATACTTCAGCGTCATGATACTTCTTCAGACTCTTATAACGTCCTTTCCAGTCTTCTGAAGAATCAGATGATGCAGGTTCCTCTTGGTGAGTTTTTTTGGAGGGTTCAGATTGCGTATCGAAGTTCTTCTCGGAGCCCTTGTACTGGTCAGACGGTTCCCTTGCAGGGGAGGTCTGATTTTCCTTGGTACTCTGAGAGCCTTGGGCTGACTGGTCGGCTGCATCCGACTCGGCAGGTTCCTTGGGGTTCTGGTTGTCAGGCCAAATAGCCTTCTCCATCTCCTGTATCTCAGCATCTAAACGGTCTCTAAACTTTGGTCGTGAACCCATATAACTCCTAGCACATACATTCCTACTAACGATTCCATCGGGGTTGCTCTACCAGTACTTACAATGATAGCTAATGTAGTCCTCTAGGGCCCTCAATTGCCAGAGCGTCTCTACGCACTACTTTCAGTACTGTGGCACGTTCCTAATTGTCTCTGAGAGACAGCGGAGGCGTTCAGTCTTTGAATGTACTTAAAATGTCCTCCAGTACTTCTACTCGCCCCTGAGCTTTCTGGAGTACGTTTTGATCGGGGCTGCTCTTCAGTATCTTAATGTTGAAGTCCAACTGATCCTGAAGAAGCTGTTTCCTTTCTTTAGTGTTACCTCTTTTGAACTCTTCTTTTAACTTGTCTGACCACATTGTGTTCCTTTTTGGTAGCGTGATGGAGGTGCCTCTCAGATTCGAACTGAGCTTTCTGACTTACAAGGCCAGGACATCACCGCAATGCTTAGGCACCTCTGGTTGGCAAGGTAGGAGTTGAACCTACGACCTCCTGATTATCGGTCAGGTGCTCTGCCAGTTGAGCTACTTGCCACTAATTGGGTGCGGGGGTCAGATTCGAACTGACGACCACTAGCTTATGAGGCTAGTACGCTACCACTGCGCCACCCCGCATTATATTCCCTCGCCCTCCTGCATCTTAAGAGCTACCTCACGGAGGAACTTCTCTTTGTCAGTCTGAACCTTCTGTACATTAACTGCAGTGTCAGCCTGATTCTTCTGTCCCTTCAGTTTGATCTCTAGCCCTTTGAGCTGCTGATCTATCTGCTTCCTCTGATCTTTAAGTTGTTCAATCTGAGTCTTAACTTGCTGACTCAATTGATTCATTTGCATCTGTCCCTGTACTTGCATCTGGGTAGCTTGCAGTGAGACTTGATTATCTTGCTGCTTCATCTGCATCTCTCTTTGAGCTGCCTGTGATTGAGCCTCTTGTCTCTCCTGCTTCTTCTTCTTCATGTCGAGTCTGGTTGGTACAATGTCTTCTATAAAGCCAAGGTCTTTAGCCATCTCTCTAAGTAGAGCTGCACGACCTTCCGGACCCATAATCTCCTGATCTATCGGGTTGGCAGTAATCTGTAGGAACTCATTCCTCTTCATCTGCTCTGCACCTTTTAGTGTCAGGGTACTAGAGCCTAGGGCGTCTACTTGTACATCTCCAGTATACTCTATCTCTTTATCTACCAGATTCATGTAGAACTGATGCTCAACTGAGGGAACCACTACACCCTGATCGATATTCCGGATGGCATCTTTAATACCTTTAGATGCACTTTCCAGTAGCATGGAGAGGCCGGTAGAAGTTGCTGCAGCATTACCAACCTTCTCGTTCCCATATGCATACCTGGGAATACCTGTGGCATCATCAGCTCTCAGTTCGAACTCCTTATAGACAGTTAAGAGTTCATTAGCATTACTTGTGGGCTGGAAGAAGTTGATAGCTCTTCCTCCTGCTCCTGTTGGATCTACTTCCAACTGCCAGATCTTAAAGGGCTTAAGTTCTTCAAGCTCACTCTTGTCAGCTAGTCGTTCAATGTAGATCTCTATCTGTGGGCCAGCTGCCAGTGCCATATTGTTAGCTAGGGCTCTAGCTGTGGCATTACACATTCTCTGGATGTCCCTCATCAGATGTGGCAAGGAACGCCCCCAGACGCTTCCTGGTCGCTTCTGATAGGAAGCTGAGTAGTAGGGTCTCTTCAGTACCGGATCTTCATTGAGGACGCATTTAACGGTTGTATGACCCACAATTAGAGCTTCACATTCAAACTCTACGTAGTCCTCCGATGCTAATACCTCAGGTTCCTGAACTCCCCACTCCTTCAAGATCTTCGCTGGGATCGGACCGAAGTAGTGGAGACCATGGTAGATGTTCTGTGTGGCATCTGTACTATCTCCACGCTTCTCCTGATCTGCCTTCTCTTCTTCAACCCCTGTGTCCATCCAATCGTAGGACTTCATTGGGCCTTCTTTAAGTACGTCTATTAGTGCATCAGTCTTGTACCCTTTGACTCCAATTAGTGAGTTGAGTTCCGTACCAGTTAACCTGAGGTGCTCTATAAGTGCACCATCATATAACGAGGTAGCTTCGGGAGCTGTATACATATCATATGGCGACACCCTACGATAGTTGTAGCAGTATCTCTTGACCTTTGTAGGTTCTCCCCTGACATACATAACCTTGTTCTGAATGGTTACTATGGGGCCCTTCATGAAGGCTGTAGGGTACACTACGAAGTCATCTATGAACTCGCTGAAAGCTTTGTACCAGTGACCTTCTGTGAACTGATCGTGGATCTGTCGCTCCATGACCTTCATACTGAACTCAGCTTCCTTTTGGATCTCACTGTAGATAGCATCTTGAATGTCTCTCTTATTCTGATTGACTTCCCTGATGGCTCTCTCAGCTAGAGTACTTTTAGATTGAGGTTGTCCTTGCTGTTGCTGTTCCGGTTGGCCCTGCTGCTGATCCTGTTGACCTTTTCTGACATCTGCTATCAGAGTCTTAAATTCATCTTCTATTGCCTCGTTGATGAGCTGCTTAGTCTCTTCTGGGAGGTCAGCTTGAGGTGTCGGTCTGATCGTCCAACTCTTCTCCTTAGTAGCTAACTCGATATCTCTGATCCAACTAGCTGCAGCTCTACACTTGGTCGCTGTGATATTCATGTAGAGGTTACTACCACCTTGGGATGCAATGATATTCTTCTCACTCTGAGAGTATTCACCATTGTATTGGAGGGAGGCCTCAGTGATCTGATCCTCTATGCTACTCCTTCTCTTGGCATCCTTATTGATCTGGAACTCATTAGCGACATGACTAGCTACCTCATCTAGGAAAACCTTAGGTTGTGCATCTACTAGAATCAGGGAGTCCTCATTCTCTGCTGCCATCACTTTAAGATCTTCTATGCCTACCAGGTCTATCCCAGGGAGATTTATTACGCCCATAAGTAGTTAGTCCTCTTTAGTTGAACTTTCTCTGCCTTCCTATATGAACCCACTTGGTAGACTTCAGATGCAAAAGTCAGTGACAGTGCATCAGCTCTATCTGGGGATCTCTTAAGTCTCTTCTTCATATCTTTCTTATTCTCTAGTACGATCTGCAGCTTATTATTGAAGAAGTAGTTTAGGGCACTTAAGTCCTCTACAAGGTCCTCATCATCCCTAGGGATATCTGCAGTTGACAGCCAGTTCTTAAGGTGTCCATAGATCTGGGCCCTAACGTTACTGTAGCTCTTAGGGTCACTACTCTTACCATTGACCATCACCTCTACCACTGGTACCTTCATCTTCCTCAGCTGATCTACCACTCCTGCGCCTAACCCTATGCCGTCCACATAGACACACTGATAGTTGTGCATCCGGAATTTCCGGACAACTTGTTCAGCGAACTCTATGGTATCTAGTCCGTGGAACTTCTCTACGCTATGGACTTTAGGGCCCTGCCGATCTACTATGACACTAGCATCATCACCGAATCTAGCTGGGTCAGCCCCTAGAACTCTGGCGAACTGGTGATATTCTCTGCCATCTAATGTTCTCTTAGCTGCTGCAATGATATCTGAGGAGCTTAGGAACTGAGCGTCACTTAGGGTCGGGAACTCCCCATAGATACGCATCTTAACGAAGTCACTATTGGGGCCATAGTAGTCTGTGACTTCCTCTATCCAGTCCTTATCAACATTAGGTGACCCGAAAGAGTCAAAAGTTAACGTGTCCCACCTACTACTAGTGGTGTCACTGAGTAAGTTATCAGATTTCTGGAAGAGATTGTAGAAGGAACCACTAGATCTAACTGGGTTACTCACTAAGATGAATGATGTGTCACCTGAACTGAGCGTCCCTAGTAGAGTGTCAAAGATTTCACTGGGAAGAGCACTAGCTTCATCTACCATGACAACTACTTTAGCTGCATGGAGACCAGCAAATGACTCTTTATTCTCCGGTGATCCCGTGACTAGTGAGCAGAACTGAGTGTCCTTCTTACCCTTGATGAAGATCTTATCACTCATGATCTCGAAGAATCCTCTGAAAGGTTCCTTCATAGTTCCTAACCACAGTGCCACTTCCGACCTGAAGACACGGTGGAGCTGGTTAGCAGTTGGGGCTGTCACTAGCATACGACAATTAGGGAAGCAAATGAGGAAATAGAACGTCAGCCAAGCGAGTACTGCTGTCTTCCCACTAGCTGTACAGCTCTTAACTGCAGTTCTAGCTCCCTTCCTAGTGGCACTCTCAATCAACTGGATCTGCTGATCAGTTGGAGTGACACCTATCACTTCCTTAATGAATGCTACAGGGTCCTTCCGATATCTGAGGAGGAGCCTATTAAGCTTGAGCTGTTGGTCATCCGTGGTAGTGACTCCACCACTCTTATAGCTTGCCATTAGTTAGTTATCCTGATGACGGAAGTGCTATTAGATACAACTAACCCACCGTTAGATGTTGAACTGATAGAGTTTAATGTACTCTCCAGCTGTCTCTTATTAGTGATCTCTAGGTCATTTAATGTGATCAGGAAGTTATCTGTAGCTACATAAGTATAAGTTCCATCGTTACTTAGGGCATTCACTCCACCAGACTCAGGGAGAAGACACTCAGCATTCTCTTGGAATAATGGTGCCTCAGCTGCGTAGATGGCAGCTATCTGGTCTGCTGAAGGTGCTCCTGCTCCCATACGAATCAAAGCTAGAGAGCCTTTAAAACTAGAAGCGCCATCGGCTCTAGCTCCGAAGAAGGATGGAACCTCTGCAT